CTCCTCGAACAAGCGAAAGGCAGTTCAGAACGCCAAGCTGGTGCAACAACCGGCGATAACGCTAGTTTCCCTTTCTGGAACACTCCAGAAGGCCAATCCTCAGTAATTCGTTTCCTCCCCGACGGTGATCAAGACAACACATTCTTCTGGCAAGAACGTCAGATTATCAAGTTGCCTTTCCAAGGCGTAACTGGCCGTGATGATCAACCTTGCGAAGTTCAAGTTCCTTGCGTTGACATGTTTGGCGATCAGTGCCCAATTACTGCTGCTATCCGCCCATGGTGGAAGGATGAGAGCAAGAAGGACCTGGCACGCGTTTACTACAAGAAGCGCAGCTACTTGTTCCAAGGCTTTGTTGTTAACTCAGCATTCGAAGAGCCAACAACGCCAGAAAACCCAATTCGTCGTTTTATTATCAACCCAAGCATCTATGAAATCATCAAGAACTCACTGATGAATCCAGAAATGGAAGATCTGCCAACCGACTACATCGGTGGACGTGACTTCAAGTTGACAAAGACTAAGAAGGGTGATTACGCAAACTACGGCACAAGCCAGTGGTCATTCAAGGTGCGTGGTTTGAACGCTGACGAACTCGGCGCTATCGAACAACATAGCCTGTGGAACCTGAAGGAATTCTTGGGTAACCGCCCAGATCGTGATGGTATCGAAATGATCCGCGCAATGTTTGAAGACAGTTTGGCTGGTCGTCCATTCGACACAGCAAGCTATGGTTCAACATACCGTGCTTCAGGCGCGTTCAACAAGGGTGGTGCATCAGCTCCAGCAGCGGCAGCTCCAGCACGTCAAGCTGCACCAGCAGCTCGTCATGAAGAAGACGAAGTTGATTCATACACACCACCAGCACGTACTGAAGCTCCAGCAGCATCAGGCGCTGCAAAGCCAAATGCACAAGACATTCTGGCACGTATCAAGGCTCGTACATCTAACTAATAGTTAGTCAGCAGAAAAAGAACGGCATAGACTGCCGTTCTTTTTCACTTAGTATCTCCCATATTATCAATTAATATACCAGTCATGGTGTGTGTGTTTATCACACTAAAATTTCCTTATACTAATTGGTAAAATACATTAGTGGCATTTTGACACTAATAAGGTGGTACTATATCTTACATACACGCTACTTACAAAACAGAGATGGTATGACTGGTAAGTGGGGTGAAACCTTTCTCATACGAGATCAGAAAGGTTTATGGCAAAGACAAAGAAGAACAATAAGAAATGAAAGCAATTGACGTCTCAAAATTCCGAAAGTCTATTACTAGTTCTATTCAAGGAATTAGTATTGGCTTTAACGATCCAAAGACTTGGATTAGTACTGGTAACTACGCACTGAATTATTTGATCTCCACAGACTTCTTCAAGGGTATTCCTCTTGGTAAGTCAACGATGTTTGCAGGTCAATCTGGTTCCGGTAAATCATTCGTAGTGTCCGGTAACGTTGTGCGTGAAGCACAAAAGCAAGGTATTTTCGTTGTCCTTATCGACACAGAAAATGCACTTGATGAAGCATGGTTGAAAGCACTTGATGTTGATACATCAGAATCAAAGATCATGCGTATTAGCGCAGCAATGATCGATGACGTTGCTAAGATCATCAGCGACTTCATGAAGGATTACAAGGCAAACTACGGCGCACTTACACGTGAAGAACGTCCACAAGTTATGTTTGTGATCGACTCACTGGGCATGTTGATGACTGCTACTGACGTAGACCAGTTCGAACGTGGCGAGTTGAAGGGTGACATGGGTCGTAAGCCAAAGGCATTGAAAGCATTGGTTACAAACGTGACTAACATGTTTGGTGAATATGACGTTGGTATGGTAACAACCAATCACTCATATGCATCACAAGACATGTTTGATCCTGATGACAAGATCTCAGGCGGTCAAGGTGTTGTATATGCGGCTTCTATCGTAGTGGCAATGCAACGCCGCAAGCTGAAAGAAGATGCTGATGGTAATAAGACTTCAGAAGTGAACGGTATTCGTGCTGCGATCAAGGTTATGAAGTCCCGTTATGCAAAGCCTTTCGAAACAATGGAAATCAAGATTCCTTACGATACTGGTATGGATCCGTTTAGCGGCTTGATCGAATTGTTTGAAAGCAAGGGTGTCTTGAATAAAGATGGTAACAAGTTGAAGTACATCGCTACTGATGGTACTGAACACAAGTATTTCCGTAAGCAAATTACGGATGAACTGCTGATGCAGATTATGCTTGAATGGAATAATAAATTGGCTGCTGATGAAGCGCCAATCGTTGACCCCATTGTTGAGGATGTTGAGTAATGAGTTTTGAAGTCGAAGCTGAACTTGCTCTCGAACTATGGAACGCCGTGCGGGATTTTATTCCCGCTGGTAAACGCGATGCAGTCGCGGAAGATTTCCTTAGCAAGTTTGAAAATTTTGGGGTAGACCCCATGGAATTGGCTGATGTTGTTGATGAAGATCGCAACCTTAGTAATGCGTTCCACGAGTTATATGGTCAAGACGTTGCCGACGAAGAAGAAGTCGATGATGGTTACGACGAATTAGACTTTAATTAAAAGGAAAACGGTAAATGAGCGGGTGGTATGGACGTATAACTGCGGACCCTAGCGATTTGGAACCCTTAATTGAATGCCTTTTGCACTACGAGCTAGAGCACGAAGATGCACTGAAGGAAGTCAAAACTAAGGGCCGAATTGAAATGATTGCAAAGATGATCCCTGGCTGGTCCGCCTATCGCTTTGCACAACTGCAAGAGCTTGAGGCCATCTTGGAATTTCTCAATATTCAATTGAGAAAGGTAAAGGGTGCAGCTTATCGTAAGTATATGGAAAAATATGACCGTACACTTACCAGTCGAGATGCTGAGAAGTATTCAGACGCTGAACCTGATGTACTCGATCTTGCCCTGCTCATTAATCAAGTAGCCTTGACTCGTAATAAGTTCTTGGCCATTATGAAAGGGTTGGAGTACTTACACTTTCAGATTGGCAATATCGTCAAGCTTCGAGTAGCTGGTATTGAAGACGCAACAATTTAAGGGAATGACATGCGAGTAACTGAACTAGCATCAGCTGACGCAATGGAACAAGGCGATTTCGTCGAATTTCAAAGTGATAGGCAAACAGATAAAGGTCCGGCAACGGGCAAAGTACTAGTGCGTGACGGCGGTGTGGTTGCCATCAAGTTCAGTGATGGCATTGAATGGTTTGAACTAAGTGACATTCTGGTCCTTGAGCTTGTCTGGAAGCCAGACGGTGTTAAACTATGGCTTCTTGAATAAAGGACCCTAGTGATGGAATCGAAAACTCGTACGTATTCTGTACCAAAAGGTCTTGCACAATTTGTACATGACTTTGATGGTGGTAACGGCATTCAAGACGTCCTTACCAATGCAGTAATTGACGGTTTTGACAAGCTGGAAACCCGATTGTTCAATGAAAGCTCAAAAGCTATTTTTGAAAACTTGGAAGACGGCGTATTGCACTTTGCAGAAACGACCGAGCTTATGGCTATCGATTTAGACTTGCCGAGATCTTTGGATATTAGGCTACGTCTCACTGCTAAAGAGTATGCCAAGACGTCAGACGAGCTTCTGTGCTGTTGTTTGGTGCAGTCGTTTACCGTGAGTGTG